CTCTTGGATTTCAACCACAGAGGATATGAAATATTCAGAAGGTGGTATATTGATTCTAGGCTTTACTATAATATCGTAATAGACAAAGACAATCCAATGGATGGAATCAAGGAAATTATTCCAATTGATCCATTGAAGATCAAAAAAGTTAGAAAAGTAAAAAAAGAACCCCAAAAAAACAATCAGCAGGTTTTATCGATAATCAAGGAAATAGAAGAATATTATCTTTATACGGATTCTGACAAAGACTCTTATTTGGGTACAGGACCAGGTGGGCTTCATCTATCAAAAGATAGCATTGTTTATGTTCCATCCGGCTTAATTGACATGAATACGAAGCGGGTTCTTGGATATCTTCACAAAGCGATAAGACCGCTAAACATGCTTCGTCAGCTTGAAGATGCTCTTTTGGTGTACCGCGTGGCAAGAGCCCCGGAAAGACGTGTCTTTTACATTGACGTTGGGCAATTGCCAAAGCAAAAAGCCGAACAGTACATGCGCGACATGATGAGTCGTTTCCGCAACAGAATTATATACAACCAAAGTACCGGAGAAATAAGAGACGAAAGAAACCATCTTTCAATTCTTGAAGATTACTGGTTGCCACGTAGAGAAGGTTCACAAGGGACCCAGATTACTACTCTTCCGGGTGGCAATGCAATGTCACAAATAGAAGACGTGGATTACTTCAAGAAAAAACTTTATAACTCATTAAATGTTCCATTAAACAGGCTAGCTGCTGAACAATCTGGATTTAATATGGGTCGTTCCGTGGAAATTACCAGAGAAGAAGTTAAATTCTATAAATTTATTGAGAGGCTAAGAAGCCATTTCTCAAAACTTTTTTATGATGCATTGCGTGTTCAATTGTTGCTCAGAGGTATTGTCACAGATGATGATTGGCATCAATTAAAGCAAAAAATCAAGTTTGTTTACAACACCGACAATTATTTTTGGGATCTAAAGGAATCCGAAATACTTGCAGAAAGAATAAAAATGCTTTCAATAATTGAACCTTACGTAGGAAAGTATTTCTCCTCCGAGTTCATCCGTAGAAAGATTTTGAAACAAACCGAAGAGGACATTCAGACAATAGATCAACAAATGAAGGTAGACATAGAAAAAATGCGTCAAGAGCAAATGCAGCAGCTCATGATGCAACAACAAGCTCAGATGGCACAGGGCGGAGGAGAACCACCACAGCAATGAAAAATTTAGAAAACAAAATATTAAGAAATGGAATCAAAACATTGATGGAGGAGGATGATTCCTCTTTCAAAAAAAGTCTTGTAAGATGTCTTTCATTAAAACTCAATACTGCAATAAATGAAACTCAGAAAGATTTTACAAAAAGACTGTTTGAGCACAATGAATCTACAAAAATTACCGAAGACATCAAATATTTTGTAAATTTTGTTGAAAATTACGATCCAATTACCAACAATCGTTTAAAATTAAAAAATCATTCTTACATAAATATCAATGAATCTGAATTAAAAATGCTAACGGATCTTTTTGATTCACTTTCAGGGAAAAACAAGCAATTGATGGCTTTTGAAATACTTCAATCGCCAAATAACATAAAAAAGAACATAGAATTCTACAAAAAGGCACAAATAAAATGAATAACAATATTGAAAATTTGGTAAAAAATGTGATAGAAGAAAATATTGTAAAATTTAAGGAAGATACCTCAAAAGTCCTTTATAATAAAGTTGGAGATAGGTTAAAGGATGAATACGTTCATGTATCAAGAAAACTTTTTAAAAACATAAACGAAGCTGCAATTAGTGGTGTTGCTGCACTTGATGCACCCGAAGCATTTGAAAAGAATTGGGCATCTGCTGCACCTCCAGGTGGATCTCCTGGAGGTCAACAAAGACCAGAAAACCCAGATGAATGGCCTGATCCAGGACCACCACCAAAAAATCCATATCCAGATGGTGCACCTTCAAGACCAATGAGATCTGATTATCCAGAAGGACCAAAGGGGGATGAGCAGTTTAAACAAGCTATGTATGCGTATGAAAGAGCAATAAGAGACATACAAGAATATCAAAAAAAATATAAAGAGTGGCGAAGAGCCTACGATAGATGGCGCAACAGAACCCCAACACGTGGCCCTGGAGCACCAAGACCACCAAAACCAAAGAAAGACTCTAACTGATGAAACTCATCACTGAATTAACAGAAGACATCAAGTACATCAAAGAAAATGTTGGCAATGGAGATAAAAATTATTTCATTGAAGGCGTCTTCATGCAATCCGATGTCAAGAATCGTAATGGAAGAATTTATCCAAAAAATACACTTCTAAAGGAATGCAAAAGATATATTACGGAATATGTTGACAAGGGAAGAGCATTGGGTGAATTAAACCATCCAAGTGGTCCAACCGTTAATCTTGACAGAGTTTCCCATATTGTAAAGGAATTGTACGAAGACGGAAGAAACGTGTACGGCAAGGCCAAGGTAATGGATACACCGATGGGAAAAATCGTAAAGAATTTAATAGATGAGGGTGCCCAACTTGGTGTTTCTACCCGTGGAATGGGATCTCTAAAACCAAAAGGTGGATATCAAGAAGTTCAGGAAGACTTTATGTTGGCTGCAATAGACATTGTTGCGGATCCATCTGCTCCAAATGCATTCGTGAATGGAATCATGGAAGGCAAGGAATGGGTCTTTGACAATGGTCTTTGGTCTGAAAGAAATCTTATGTCTGCCAGAAATATAATAAAAAAATCATCTTCTAAAAACCTCAACAAGAACATAGTAAAGATTTTTGAGCAATATTTCAGGAATATCTGATGCCTTTGTTTGATTACAAAACAACATCAATACTGAACACCATATTGGTGGAAGGAACTACACCAAAGGTAAAATACAAACTTACCAAAAAAAAGTCTTCTTCTGCTAGTGGTGGATATGGCGTAGGTGGTCCAAAGATAGATTCCATAAAAAAACCAGTTTACAATAAGCCTTGGACAGGAACCGAGCCTGCTCCAAAAACTGTATCAGTTCCAGGTGGGGACATACCAAGACAAGCAACCTGGGGTAAATTAAAATATATGGTCGATCCAACTATTGACTATTATTTTGATGCCACAATAGATGCAGCAAAAGAATTACCAATTGCAGGTGGGATTGCGGCTGCGTCTGCAAAGTTTGCACTTTCACCAGCTGTTCGTTATGCAACAAAACAAGTAGTAAAAACTGATCTTGCAAAAAGATATCTTGGTCTTGGTGGTCTTGCATCTAAAACTGCTTCTCTTCCGGCAAAAATGCTTTTGGGAATAAATGCAGAGAATGAAATTAACAAAGCAGCAGAATTTGCCATGAAGCACTTGCCAGGATCTGCTGAGCTGACAGGGAATAAACCACAGTTTGGAATTCTTGGACAAAAAATAGGTGATAAACTTGGTGATATAGCACAAATGGGAATAGACCCCCTTGATTGGGTGACAAAAGCCTTTGGTGCAGATCAAGCAGCTGCAAGTGTTGAAAACATAGGTGGTAGTCAGTCTTTGGGAATGACTACGGCTGCTGGATATTTGGGCAGAGGCAAAAGATCAGGAATTTATTGATATTATAAATAATTTAAGTTTAAGGACAAAAACATGGATAATTTAAACGAACAAAACGAACAAATGGGTTTTATGCCAGTAAATGGCCAATCTTTCATTCCAGACGGAAAAATGTCTGGAATTCCAGGACCTGTAGTCACAGCAAATAACATGCTTAAGGCTCAGGTTCCAGTTTCAGCTGCTGCCATGGCTGGAATGATGCCTCAAATGCCATCAGCTGGTCCTGTTTCTCAAGAGGAAGAGGAAGAAGAAGGTGAAGAGGAGTCAATGGAAGAAATGGAAGAATCGGCAAATGAACAATTCCGAATGGCATTGACTTCATTGCTTGGTGAAAATATTTCTTCGGAAGCAATTGCTCAGCTTGAGGGAATTTTTGAAGCAGCAGTAAATGATAAGGTCAATAACACAGTAAATGTTGTTGTAAACAAGTTGGATGAAAATGTCCAAACTTATCTTGAAAACGTCACAAATACTCTTGTAGAAAAAGTTGATGATTACCTTGATTACGTAGTCGAGGAATGGATGCAAGAGAATAATGTTGCCGTTGAGCAAGGAATTAAGACTCAAATTGCAGAAAATTTCATCACTGGACTCAAAAATCTTTTTGAAAACCACTATATTGACGTTCCAAATGACAAGTACAATGCTCTTGATGAGCTTTATTCGCAAAATCGAGAACTGGAACACAACCTTAATTTTGCAATCAATGAGAATATGAATATTCGCAAGGATCTCATGCTCAATGAGTGCGCAACAATTTTTGTTGCAGAAACCAGAGATCTTGCTGACACACAGATTGCAAAATTGCAATCTTTGATGGAAAACGTTTCTTTTGGAAACGTTGATGAATATCAGCACAAACTTAATGCAATAAAGAATAACTACCTAAATTCGCAGACAATCATGTCTGCACCCGTACAAAGACCACTTCCTCAGCAAATTAATGAGGAAATGACTTTTTCTCCCGTCAAAAATATTGAGAATTCCTCAATAGACGGGTATGCAACTGCTATTTCAAGACTTAATAAAAAGATCTAAAACACACAAATTATAAATAATTTTACTTAGGAGAATTTACTCAAATGAACTTTCAAGATAACACACCTTATGATATTTTAACCGAGAAATGGAATCCCGTGCTTGATCACGGTGCTCTTCCATCAATCGCTGATGATTACCGTAAAAAGGTAACTGCCGTCCTCTTGGAAAACCAAGAGCAAGCCATTCGCGCCCAACACCTCACCGAGGATATGACTTCCAATAACTTGGGAATGCCTACAAGCTTCTCAAACACTGGTAACGTCGCTGGTTATGATCCAGTGCTCATTTCCTTGGTTCGTCGTGCAATGCCAAACTTGATGGCCTATGACATCTGCGGCGTTCAGCCAATGACCGCCCCAACCGGCCTCATCTTTGCAATGCGCGCAAACTACGGTGGTTGCGCATATGGTTCCACACTCAACTATGCAGAAGCAATGTTCCAGGAAGCTCAACCACAATACGGTGGTTCTGCATGGGCACAGCCTGAGTACAAAGGTAGTACTGCTGGTTACGGTCTTTGCGCTGGTTCATGCGGTCCATTTGGTTACTCTGGCTCAAGCCCACTTCTACTTCGTAATTTGAGCGCAGCTAACTTTAGCCGATTCAAAGGCATATTGACAAACTACGGTGAGGGAATTGGTTCAGCTGCCGGTGCAGGTGGTGCAGCACTTGGAGTTTGGAATCAAATGGCATTCTCGATTGACCGTGTTGCAGTACAAGCTCGTACACGTGCTTTGTCCAGCAACTACACAATCGAATTGGCGCAGGATCTCAAGGCTGTTCACGGTCTTGATGCCGAAGCCGAACTTGCAAACTTGCTCAGCACAGAAATTCTTGCTGAAATCAACCGCGAGATTGTTCGTACAATTTACTATGTTGCCAAAGCTGGTTCACAACAAATCGATCTTCAAAGCAAAGGCAGCTACAATGTTGCAGCTGATTCTGATGGTCGTTGGTCTGCTGAACGATTCCGTGGCCTTACTTTCCAGATTGAACGTGAGTGCAATGCAATTGCCAAGGAAACCCGCCGTGGCAGAGGCAACTTCATCGTCTGCGATAGCGATACCGCAGCAGCTCTTGCCATGTCTGGCTTCATGAGCCTCAGCCCAGCAATTGCACCTCAACTCAACGTTGATGATACACAAAGCACATTTGCTGGTCTGCTCAATGGAAAGATTCGCGTATATATCGATCCTTATACCCCACTCGGAGTAAACTTCTTCTGTGCCGGTTATAAGGGTGAATCTCCATATGATGCTGGATTGTTCTACTGCCCATACGTTCCTCTGCAAATGGTTCGTGCAGTTGATCCAGATACCTTCCAGCCTCGTATTGCATTCAAGACCCGTTATGGTGTCGTTGCTAACCCATATGTTCTCAACGCAGCCACTAACGCTCCTGATGCTGACAGCTTGACTCAAGGTTTGAATCAATATTACCGCTTGACACAGGTAACCGAACTCCACGGTATCTGCTCTGGTGGTAACATTTAATCTAGTATAGTTAAAGATTAGAAACCCCCCTGAGAAATCAGGGGGGTTTTCTTTTTGGGATAAATAATTTTATGAGCACATGCCAAACATCATTTAGCAATCTTTATGGTAATTACTTTATTTTCAGCGTAAATCGTCCAACAGAAGGTCAATCCAATACGCCTTCCACTGAAATATTGGAGCTCATGGTACAAAAAGTAAATTTACCTGGATTGACTGTTCCCGATGTTCCTCAGCCAACAACCCTTGGAATAACCATTCCAGTTCCAACATTGGCAGTTCAATACGAGTCATTAAACGTTGAATTTTTGGTTGATGGACAACTTGAAAACTGGAAAAGTTTGTATTCGTGGATGAGAAATTTAGCAAACATAGAAAATGACACTGGATATAATTTAGATACATACCAGCAATGGCATGGCAGTGCTTCTCTAATTTTGCCTCAACCAATAGATTGCGATACACCATCACCAAATTTAACTGTTTCTTTTGTAAATCTAGTTCCAACTAGACTAACTGGACTGATTTTTCAGGCTGATGTCACCGATGCTCCAATTTTAAAGGCCAGTTGCAGTTTTAGATTTTCTCACTATACTATAAGTCCAGATTTGGTTACCGGTTAATCAAAGATAATCAGAAGGATTGTCTGACCAGCTCTCTGGGCTGTTTGGGTTGCCATCTGGTTCATATGGGAGCTTAGAAGCCTCTGGTTTGGCTTTATTGCGCTTCTTTGGCTTTGGTTGGGGTTCTGGAGCTTCTTCCTCAGTCTTCTCTATAATCGATTCTACGTCAAGTTCTTCGTCTTCATCATCAATAATTTCTACTTGTTCGTAACTTTCTATCAATTCATTTACAAATCCAACAAAATCTTCGTTATTAAATAATTCATTGAGTAATTTTAATCCATTTTCTGGATTTATAAAATCTGCATTTCCTGTACTTACTACTGCTTTTGGGTCTGTCTGCATCGTTACAAAATAAATTTCATACATTTTTTCAAGAGTTGTGTTTGGTCTCCCGAGGTACATAACCATATTTTTGTTTATCTCTATTTCAAAACTTTCCACATTTGTGACATAGTTTGTTAATTTTACGTATTCAATTGTATTATTATCCTTATCTTTTCCATAATAAGATGAAAGGAGTGCAGGCAATTTTAAAATTATTTTTTTTGGCGTCTCTATTATCAGGGAAATTATTTCCTCTCCGGAAATAAGTTTTAAAACCCGCAAGACGCCCGAGACAGAATTCTCAGGAAGTGAATCGGACATTTTACTGTCCTCCCTTCCTTATTATTTATCTTTCAATAGATCCATTGAGAATATCTTGTGATCAAATTTTTCTCTTTTGTATATCTTCAAACGTTCCTCAAAATGTTTTAAAACATGGTTTTTGTAAGATTTAATCGAAAGATCATCAACTATGTCAAAAACCTTTAGAGTTTTCTTTTTTGCGGATATCCTAAGTCCTCTTCCTATGCTTTGAAGCAATCTGATCACGGATTTAGTAGGTGACGCAAATATAATATTGTCAATGTTAACGATGTTAATACCAGCGCTGGTAGTACCAAAACTTGCCACCAGTATTGCATTCGATTCCTTATCGACAACTTTGCGAATGTGCTCTCTTGTTTCTGCTTCTGTTTTTCCAGAGATAAAATATATTTTTCTATCACCTGCTTCTGCTTCGATGAGAGCCGTGAGGGGTCGTCCATGGAGTTCGACGTAATTGAAGAGTATGAGGGTGTTTCCTTTTGTTTTGAGTGCAAGATCTTTGATGAATTGGTTTCTTTTTTCATTTGTTACAATCCATTTTATTTCATCTGGATATTTCTGTTTTTTTAACAGATGTTTTTCTTCCTCAGTATATTTAAGCATTATGCAATCTATTCCAAGGGTTGCAAGCAATCCTTTGGACATTAGATTTTTTGTATGTATGAATTGAACTGCAGGTCCTAGAATTCCCTCTATGCTAAGCCTGTGTGCTTGTGCCTGATGTAGGGTTCCTGTAGTACCTATACGAAACCAAGCCTTATGAAGCTTTTGTCCTATAAAATTTATT